CCATTGCGCTGAATCCTTCTAATAATTCGGTAAATGAAGTACATGTGAGCTACAAATCCAAAAATGAAGAAATACCAAACCATGTAATTCATTTTTATTATTCCTTTTTAGCCTAAGCAACAAATGGAAGACCATCAGCACCAGTAATCCGCATAATTGTTTGTTTCTTTGTAACAAGTAAACGTACAGGTATTGTAAACTCATTACCAATATATTTTTTATATTCAGGAATCATAAACTCATGTTCTTTTGAAACCATAATTTGAACAGAACAAGGAACATCTTTACCAAGCCCCATATCATACTTAGTTGATTCAAATACTAAATTATTAAAATCACCGGTCTTTACATCAATTAAAACAGCTTTGAAAATATCCATGCTAAATTACCATTTATGTTTACTTTGAAATATGTAAACATAAAAAAAATATGTTGTAAACAAGTATATTTGGTACAGGAGTAAACAAAATGGTAGTAAAAATGATCAAAATGTTACGAATCAAAGAAGTACAGAGCGAAAATCTTCGAAAAAAATGCATAGAAATTAATAAAATATTAATATCTATGAATAAAGAACCGCTCAAAGATAGTGAAATAGCTCACAAAATTTTAGACATAGGTATAAAAAGTATCTCTGTTAATAAATATGGAGAACTAGAAATGTAATTCTTCACAAACATCAAGGAAATAATCAAAAATAGCAAAATCATCATCACATCCAGCAGGGCGAGAATAAGACAAATAATTCTGCATATCAAAAGCAGGAATATTTTTAGAATCAATAGAATAAAGATCAGATGCAAAAGAAAATTGATCATGATCATAGTGATAAAACATAGATACTGAAACAGGCATCTTATTGGGGTACATTTGCTTATATTTATCTAATTCGGTTATATCAACGACAGAACCGAAACCCTTCCACTTCAAAACACGAGAATTATGATCAAAATGCCAAGGGGATGAAAAACCTTTTAAGGTGACACGATCCACCCAATAACAACCAAACTTTTTTACACCATTATTAATATCAAATAATTCACGCACCCAAGACGGGGAACATAACCATATTTTTGAAACACGCATTGGAACAGTTAAACCACCAGAACCATGCAAACGAGCATTTTTAGGAATTTTACCGTAAGACTGTGGATCAATACCCTTAGATGTATATTTACAAAGATAACCAACAGGTTTACGCGCCCAAACACTATTAGTCATGCCATGTTTCCACCATCCTTGTTTATCAGCTTTAGGCATTGTATGACCTTTAGGAATCCACCACATGACATGATAATGAGGGACACCCTTTTTAGTTAGCTCCATAACCCAAATATAGTGAACAGCAAGACCCTTTCTTTTAGCCCATTGCTTAACACACTTTACATAGTCAGTAACATGCTTTGCAGACCAAGAAACGTCAGGACGATAAGTCAAAGTAACCATTGCAGGCTTCATTCTTTGATTGAAAGCCTTTATTTTTTCTTCAACAACCTCAGCCGTAACACGAACAGACTTTTGTAACCGCTTTAAACGTAAATAATCTTGAGACGGTAGTTCTATTTTATAAGGCGTGTCACTTGTTAATATAGAGACAAGCCCAGTGTCACGTAATTCAGATTTTGTATTTTTAGCAGAAACGCGCGAAGAAGCAGCAGAAAGATTTTTTAAAAACGAAACATCAACAGGATTACTAAGATCCAAAGAAGAAACAACTTGATTCATCGTAGACACCGATTTAAAATACGTTTAGACACCGAAGCCTAAAGAACGCCAATTCTTTAGGCTTTTTTATTATACATACAAAAGTAAACCTGTAAACATATTACAAAAATTGAAACTACAAGAAATCAGCCTAATAAGAAAAAACCCAATAAAATACACCTATAATCAAAGCAATAATAAGTTGTAGTTTAACGATCCCACACATAAAGCAATTACCCACTGATCTCTCCAATGAAAATTTATAGAATTTTTAAATACTCGAAAAGACATAACATCAAAAACATTAAAAACATGCCAAGCACATAACCAACTAAACGAACCCTATCAATCATTGATCTCTCCAGTAATTAAAAAGGTAGACGATTTCCTAACATCTTCAAAGTAGAATCACGTTTAAACAAAATATCATTAAAAACACGATCCAAAGAACGAAAATAAAAAGGTGATCCATCACGAGCCTTTACAAAATGAATCTGAACACAATAATCAGGATCAGAAACATCTTCGAGATAAACAACAACTTGATACTTATCTTCTATAGGGATTCCTTCATCATCTAATTTTGACATATCAGAAACCTCAACAACCTGATAGACAGTTTCAGACCATTTAGTTGTCTGTAGATATTCAATTGCAGCGCCAACAGTCATTTTTTTATGAATCATGATTTATCTCCTATTTAATTCATGATTTAAATATATCATAAATCATGATTTAAGCAATACTAAAATCATTAAAAAGTATAAAAAGGGTGATATTTCAAAAGATGAGAAACCATAAAACGCTTTTGAATAATCTTGCCACATAAAGTACATCGAATATTATCTGATCTCATTAATTCACCTCACAAAGTTCGCACCCATTCGGGATGCTCTGTATCTCCCGATCTAAATCAAATGGGAGCCTGTAATCAGAGAGAAGAAGTTTCAGGATTAGATAACTGTTGTTCGGGAACACTCCGTTCCCTCTGTTGACTACTAGAATGAGCAGCTTGAGCATCTAAACGAGCAAGATTTTCAAGATAAGACTTCTGATAAGCGGGATTTTCTTGTTGTGTTGGTGGTTGTTGAACCTGTTGTTGTGGTTGTTGGAAATAATTAAACGGTCTATCACCCTGCTCTATGATACGTCTGCAATCATCTTGAGAAACATTTTTTAAAATAGTTCCTTGCTGGGTATAAGCAACATAACGGCCATGTTTTTTCATACAACCACTAAAGACAGGTTTTGCAGTCGGCTCATAAGAAATCATTGTAGACATATCATTAAAAGGTTTTGATGGGTTGTAATCAAAGACAATTGTTTCCATATCATTTCTAGTTTGTTGCTGTAATTCTTCATGACGTTGGTCACGTACAGTTGGATCGGCAGCCTCTAAACATTGTTGTTCAGTCCAACCGAATTGTTCCATACAAGAATTGACCTTATTTTGAATCTCAGGATTTTTAGAAGCGTCAGGAATAGGCGCACCTTTTAAACCTTCAAGGCTATTTGATTCACTACCAGTCATTTGAGAAATAGCAGAACCGAAGTATTGAAAAATTGGAATCTTAGCAAGGCCAACCAATACACCTAATACAAGAAGAATAAAAAAGAGTATCCAAGCAAAGACTTTCCAACTAATAGAGCGTTTCATAGAAACGTGACTAGAAGCAGATTTATAAAGCGCGAAATACTTTTTCTTATAAGTAAGAATTTGATGATCTACGTATTTTTTAGGTTCACGTTTTGAATCAGCAGCAGCACGAGGACGACCAATCCACTGGTCAAAGGTATAAATAGCACAAGCTGCAACATTCTGAGGAGGACGTTTGATAAAATACATTTTATCAACCAATTGACGAAGGGATTTATTTAAATCTTCTGCGTCCTGTGAAATCAAATAAACATCTTTATCGGAATGCCGAACCTCAGACATACCTAAAATGATTGGATCGGTAGAAGGTCGGTTTCCATCATAGTTATAAGGCGGTTTTCTGCGGATCTCATCAATATAGAGAATTGAACCCAATGGGGTTTCTCTCCAGTCACGCGGTGCAAATTTAATTCCATTGATTTTAAGGCCGTTAATATCAGAATAAATTTGGCGTACTGGAAGGAGGAAAGCCAAAGTAATGCCATGAACAGAATTAATGTGTTTTATAAAATCATTGTAGAGAAGATACATTTCAAAATAATCTTCAAACTGTTCTTCATCTTCAATTTTCAAGAAATGATTCAATCTAAAGGTAAAATCACGAATAACGGTTTGATCATCTTCTTTTGATTCACGGGGAAAAGTAAATTCTGTACGAGTATCAAGATCAATACCACGATCTTTTAAAATGGCTTTATTTTCAAAATGGATTTCTACATTCTTTTGAATATTATGATTATTTAATTCTTGCTGTTCATACATTTTAGTAACAGCAAAATATGATTTACCTTGTCCAGGCTTGCCAATAATTGCATATAACATTTTATAATTTCCTCAATGATATTTTACCGGCATTCATTGTTAGACGTATTGAAATGCCTGAAATTACTAAACTAAGCGCAACATCAAGGCCGGAAAGAGAGATCAACCAAAAGATGTCACCAAGAGCACCAAAATTATTTTTGACATGACCTAAAAGACTAGAAAACATTGTTTGTGAAACAACAAAAGTGCCAAGACCAAGACCCGCACCAGTAAGAAGTCTTTTAACGCCACTAGAAAGAAATATGTTTAGGACAATAAGAAGAACTTTAATCACTTGCACCACCCCTGTATTGACCAGTAACAATAAGGAAAGCGACGAGCATTCCAACGAAAATAATCCAAGGCCGAGCTACAGAAGCAGCCCAACAAAAAGTGTCATATTTATATTCAATGGTATGAGTTTGAAATAGTTTAATTGGAATCTGTAAAGGCGCAGGACATGAAGCATTAGCGTTAAGATGGTCAGAACGAAGATTCATATCAACATTTTGCTCTACAACATCAATAACACCATCAGAATTTTCTGAATGTTCTTCACCAGTGAGCCATTCTTTTAAATCTTCAAGAAGTGAATTGGTGTTTTTTGTTTCTTCTGTATTTTCTTTAACAGCATCCGTGATTTTTTGACCATTGGCATTGATTGCAGATCGGGTTGCATCGCCCTGTTCAGTCATTGTTTTACGGGTTGCATCACCATCAGCATTAATTGCTTGACGGGTAGCATTGCCATCGGCAGAGATTGCGGAAGTGATTTTATTGGCACTGGCATTAACAGCTTCGACTGTATCAGCAGCAGCTTTATCTATTTTAGAGGCAACAGCATCAACGGCAGATTTAACCGAATCAACAGCAGATTTAACAGCACCAATAGCAGTTGTATTAGCATCAACAGAAGCTTTTACATCATTAATGGCTTTTGTTTGCTGATTAACAGCAGATTTCATGTCGTTAACAGCTTCAGTATTGGCATCAACTGATTGTTTTACAGAGTTTACAGCAGCAGTATTTTTTGCAATTTCAGAACGGGTTTGTTGTCCCTGTGCAGCAACTTCATCTTTTACGGCTTGTACTTTTGAATTTGTAATACCTATAGCATCAGTAATTGATGTTTTCATGTCACTGATAGCACTAGTAATCTGGGATGAAACAGAAGTTAATTTATTAACAATAGCAGAAGACATATTATTAACAGCATTAACCACTGGAGTCATATTGATAGTTACATCACCGCCCTTTCCACCTTGGCCGCCTGCACCACCTACGCCACCATCACCGCCCTTACCACCAGAGCCACCACCGCCACCGCCTGCACCACCTCCGGCACCTGCGCCACCGCCACCACCTGAACCGCCATTACAGTTAGCAGTTGAACCAGTTTCAGTACAGCCACCATCAGAGCCACCACCGCCAGTATCACCACCGCCACCGTCACCACCATCGCCACCAGTGCCGTCACCATTGGGTTTATCTTCACCTTTTGGAGTATCAGTGGAACAGGTTGCACCGGTTTTTTTGGCATCAAAGCCCCAAGACAAATTACCATTTGGAGTATCAAAAGCAGTACCACCGGATTCATTTGAATAAGTACAACCGGAATAACAAACAGATGTAGGAGCAAAAGCAGATTGAGAAGTAATATAACCGTCTAAGAATGCGGTTTCACCGGCGGTACATTTAACCTCTTGGCATGAGGTATAACCAATAACGATATCACCCATCCAAATTTGAGTAGAACCCGCAGGAACTCCACAACTAGCATGATAAGCCTCGCTATATCTTTGCTTGGCAGCGGAACATGCAGCAGAAATACTATCAGTTGCCGTTCTGGCGTGTGAACCATAGGATTCAACAATATAAGAACACTGCTGAACAGCATGAACATTAAGAGAAAAGAAAAGAAAAAATGAAAAAAATAAATATTTAAAAAATCTCATAACCAGCTCACTTAAAAAGAATGTTGCCAGTTACAACAAATAAGAGTAGGACGAAGTAAGGAAAAATTTCAGCCATAATGCACCCCCGCTAAAAAAAGTTGCTCGCTGCGCGCCCTCGCTGCGCTACTTTGTTTTAGCAGGTGCGCTTATGATTGATTGATTAGAACGCAGCTCGAATAGCTTTGATTCCTTTTGCTGCAAGATAAACCATCAAAAAGGCAGAACCGACAGTTGCAACAGCAGCTACAAGCAAGCCGATATAAGTAAGAATGTCAGCAGTATCAATGTCAGGCATAGCAGCATTGGCAGAACCAACAGCACCAAGACTTAAAAGAGTTGCGACAGCAAAGCGAGCTTGATTACGCTCAAAGAAAGACATATGAGCAGTTTGGTTTTTAATTTCTTGCTTTACTTCTGGAGTTAAATATTGACCCATGAGAAATCTCCTAATGTTTGGGTTAATGTTTTTTTATCATGTAGCCTAATTCTCTAAAGCCCTTTGCTACGACAAGGACAAACCAGTAAGAACCCCCAAGCATGGATGCTTGTTCAAGAGTCAATACGGGCAGAATTGAGTTTTGAAGAACCCAGTTAGCACACGTTTGAACGCCATTAATAATCTCTAACGATTCGCAAACGTAAGCCATTGCGCTGAATCCTTCTAATAATTCGGTAAATGAAGTACATGTGAGCTACAAATCCAAAAATGAAGAAATACCAAACCATGTAATTCATTTTTATT